TTCTCAGTATCCAACTGAACTAAACAGAATCAAGTCTATATTTCAGTGGAACGAGACCCCAAAGGAGTTTAAGTACAAGTGGGTCGACTATATAGAGCAAGAGTTTGACAGGCGTGACAATGGCTTTTGGTTCATGAACAATGGCGTTCCAACCTATATCACAGGGACACACTATATGTACCTACAATGGACAAAGATTGACGTGGGTCTACCTGATTTTCGTGAGGCCAACAGGATATTCTTTATATACTGGGAGGCCTGTCGTGCAGATGACAGATGCTTTGGGATGGTCTATCTAAAGATACGTCGTTCTGGATTCTCATTTATGTCCTCGGCAGAGTGTGTCAACACGGCTACTCTAGCAAAAGATGCACGTATAGGGATACTGTCAAAGACAGGGGCCGATGCCAAGAAGATGTTCACCGATAAGGTGGTGCCAATATCTAGCAACTATCCGTTCTTCTTCAAGCCCGTTCAGGACGGTATGGACAAGCCAAAGACAGAGCTCGCCTATCGTGTCCCTGCATCTAAGATTACCAAGAAGAATATGTATGAGACCGACGGTTCTGACATCAGTGGGCTAGACACAACCATCGACTGGAAGAACACGGACGACAACTCATATGACGGTGAGAAGCTACTCCTTCTTGTTCATGACGAATCAGGTAAATTACTAAAGCCAAACAACATATTAAATAGCTGGCGTGTAACAAAGACCTGTCTCCGTCTAGGGAGCAAGATTATCGGCAAGTGTCTTATGGGGTCAACCTCAAACGCACTGGACAAGGGTGGTGAGAACTTCAAGAAACTATACTATGACTCTGACCCAAAGAAGCGTAACTCTAACGGACAGACCAAGAGCGGTCTGTATAACCTCTTCATCCCTATGGAATGGAACATGGAGGGCTTTATTGATAGGTATGGAAACCCAGTCTTTGATACACCAGCCGAGCCTATAGAGGGCGTCGATGGTGGAAAGATTCGTATGGGCGCTATAGAGTACTGGAAGAACGAGGTGGAGTCATTGAAGGGAGATGCAGATGCTCTTAACGAATATTACAGACAGTTCCCAAGGACAGAGTCACACGCATTCAGGGACGAGAGCAAGTCATCTCTATTTAACCTGACCAAGATATACCAACAGATAGACTATAACGATAGCCTTATCAGAGACAATGTGCTGACCCGTGGATCATTCCATTGGAAGGATGGCAAGAAGGATACAGAGGTTGTATGGACCCCTGACGATCGTGGACGCTTTCTTGTCTCTTGGATTCCTTCCAAGCAGTACATGAACAATGTCGTGATAAGAAACGGTGTCAAGTTTCCAGGGAACGAGCATATGGGTGCATTTGGTTGCGACCCGTACGACATATCGGGGACCGTTGGTGGTATAGGCTCTAACGGAGCGCTTCACGGACTCACTAAATACCATATGGAGGACGCGCCAGTGAACCATTTCTTTCTTGAGTATATCGCTAGGCCACAGACCGCAGAGATATTCTTCGAGGAGATACTGATGGCATGTGTCTTCTATGGGATGCCTATACTTGCAGAAAACAACAAACCAAGGCTCCTCTATCATTTAAAGAACAGGGGATACAGGAAGTTTTCTATAAACAGGCCAGACAGACACAAGAGTAAGCTGTCGGGTACAGAGAAGGAGCTTGGTGGGATACCAAACACCTCTGAGGCTGTAAAGCAGGCACACGCATCGGCGATTGAGACCTATATAGAGAAGCACGTAGGAATTGATCTAGAAGGTACCTACAGGGACAATGACCTGATGGGTGACATGTACTTTACAAGAACACTACAGGAATGGGCAAGGTTTGACATTAATAACAGGACCAAGTTTGATGCCGCAATCAGCTCAGGTCTAGCTATTATGGCTACGCAACAGGGTCTCTATAAGGAGGTTAAAAATGAATCAAAAATAAGCATTAACTTTGCAAGATATAATAACAGCGGAAAATACAGCCAGCTAATTAGATGAAAGAAGTAAAGATATCTATCAATCCATCTTCCTTTCCTAGCCAATACGTCTCTGACCGAGAAAAGGCCACAGAGGAGTTTGGGCTGCGTATAGGTCAAGCCATTCAGTATGAGTGGTTTAAGAGAGACAGCGGAGGAACCAGATTCTATAACCAGTGGGATCAGTTCCACAGGCTTAGGCTGTATGCACGTGCAGAACAGTCTGTGGCTAAGTACAAGAACGAGATGGCTGTCGACGGAGACCTGTCTTACATGAACCTGGACTGGACCCCTGTACCTATCATTCCTAAGTTTATTGACATCGTTGTGAACGGTATGTCTGACCGTATGTTCAGCGTAAAGGCATATGCACAGGACGCTATGTCTGCAGAGAAGCGCAACAAGTATCAGGACACTATCGAGGCAGATATGGTCTCTAAAGAGCTTCTAGAGCAGGTACAGATGGACTTCGGCATCGACGCATTCAATACGGATCCAAAGAACCTTCCAGAGAATGATGAGGAGCTACAGCTCCATATGCAGCTAAACTACAAGGCATCTATAGAGCTTGCCGAGGAGGCTGCAATCAATACAATACTTGACGAGAACAAGTATCTTGACATCAAGAAACGCATCAACTATGACATCACAACACTTGGTGTCGGTATGGCTAAGCACGAGTTCTTAGCTGGAGATGGTATAAGAGTTAGCTATGTAGATCCAGCTAATGTTGTCTACAGCTATACAGAGGACCCAAACTTTAATGACTGCTTTTACTGGGGAGAGGTGAAGACCGTCCCTATCACAGAGACACTAAAGATTGATCCAACCCTTACGGATGAGGACCTGAAGAAGATATCTAAATACAGCCAGGACTGGTATAACTATTTCAACAGTACACAGTTCTATGACAATGACCTGTTCTCTGAGGATACGGTCACTCTGCTGTATTTCAACTATAAGACGACAAAGAAGTTTGTCTACAAGAAAAAAATTACAGATGACGGGACAGAGAAGGTAATCGCCAAGGACGATGAGTTCAACCCGCCAGAGGAGATGATGCAGGAGCGTGGCTTCGAAAAGATTGAGAAGACCATCGATGTGTGGTATGACGGGGTTATGGTGATGGGTACCAATATCATGCTTAAGTGGGAGCTTGCAAAGAATATGGTCAGACCAAAGTCAGCCTCACAGCACTCGTATCCAAACTATGTGGCCTGTGCCCCTAGAATGTATAAGGGGAACATAGAGTCTCTGCTACGCAGAATGATTCCGTTCGCAGACCTTATCCAGATGACACACCTTAAACTACAACAGGTAATTCAAAAGGTTGTGCCAGATGGTATCTTTATTGACGCAGACGGGCTTAATGAGGTCGACCTAGGAAATGGCGCTACATACGCACCTGAAGATGCATTGAGATTGTATTTTCAGACAGGTAGTGTAATCGGGCGCAGCTATACCCAGGATGGTGAGTTCAATAATGCCCGTGTCCCAATACAGGAGCTGAACAGTAATTCTGGACAGGCCAAGATAGCTAGCCTTATCGGTAGCTATAACCATTATATGCAGATGCTTCGTGACGTGACTGGTCTTAATGAGGCCCGTGACGGTTCTATGCCTGACCCTAACTCACTTGTCGGTCTTCAGAAGCTTGCTGCACTAAACAGTAACACAGCTACAAGACACATACTTGAGGGTAGCCTAGACATCACAAGAGACCTTGCCACTGCATTGTCTTGCCGTATCTCAGACGCTCTAGAGTATGCCCCATACAAGGATGAGTTTGTGCTACAGATTGGAAAGTATAACGTGAACCTCCTTAACGATATTAAGGATTTACATATCTATGATTTTGGAATATTTATTGAGGTTGCGCCAGACGATGAGCAAAAGCAAATGCTTGAGCAAAATATTCAGATGGCTCTATCTCGTGATGCTATTGATCTTGATGATGCTATCGACATACGCGAAGTTAAAAATGTCAAGCTTGCAAACCAATTGTTAAAGGTTAAGCGTAAGCGCAAGGCAGAGCAGAGACAGAAGGACGAGGCTGTTAAGCAGCAGATGCAGGCACAGATAAACCAACAGTCACAACAGATGGCTGCACAGATGGCTGCACAGAAGATTCAGATGGAGACCCAGAGCGAGATGCAGATCGCGCAGGCTAAGGCTGGCTTTGAGATAGAGAAGATGAATGCAGAGGTACAGGCCAAGTCACAACTTATGCAGCTTGAGTTCCAGATGAACATGCAGCTTAAGGGTGTCGATGCAAGTATGATTAAGAGCCGTGAGCAGATGAAGGAGGAGGCTAAGGACAAGAGAATTAGCAAGCAAAACACACAGCAGTCAAAGCTTATAGAGCAGAGAAAGAATAATCTGCCACCTATAAACTTTGAGTCTAACGAGGATTCGTTGGATGGTTTCAACCTCGCAGAGTTTGAGCCACGTTAAAAAAGTATAAATTTAAATTTAATATATTATGGAATTAAAGGTAAGGGCTGTTGAGGCCGAAGAACAAAAATCTGTTCAGGAAGTAGAGCAAGAATTGCTAGACAAGCATGAGCAGGAACTAAATAGAGAAGCAAATGTTGAGGAGACAGTAGTTGAAGAGGCTCCTGTTGAAAAGTCACTTAGTGACGATGACGTTCTTTCATTTATTAGAGACAGATATAATAAGGAGATAAACTCTGTTGACGAGTTGTTTGCTCAAAGAGAGCAAGCGGAAGAGTTGCCAGAGGATGTTTCTGCCTTCTTAAAGTACAAGAAGGAAACTGGTCGTGGAATCAATGACTTCATGAAGTTGCA